CCGCCACCCGGGAATTTTTATCATATATATAAATTACCACCCCGGTCCCGTTATAAATAGTTACCTGTGACGCTGGTTGAGACGAAAGTGGGTATAAAACAGTCCCGCCATGAGTACTCTCAAACGAATGACATTCATTTACGTTAAAATATGTATTTCCGGAATTACTAATTGGACCTGGCATATATTTATTTAGTCTGAATAAATAATTTTATGGCACTTGCATGCAATATAAAGCCGCTTTCAGCTTTTTTATCTACAAATTTAAACAGTAAAGTAGAAACTTACGATAGACTAGGTGATAGAATAAAGAGATCTTTAGGATATCCACTAGTAAGCTTAGAAATTCATACAGATCAACTTCGAGAAAATATTCAAATAGCTGTAGAATACTTTACAAAGTATGCAGGTTATACAAAGGAGTTTTTAATATTTGACTCTGCTATGTATGAAACTAACAAAGGCATCAGATTAGATCTCTTATATACATTAGCCAATACTGATTTAGATAGTACTGCCAAGGAAGTAGCTGGTACTAATCCCATGGGCCCGGGCCCAGAATTCTACGGCAGCACCGCTCCCTCCATTTTTGTATGCACATCTACCCTATCATCATCTACCTTTGCTTCATCTTCTGCACTATCTTCTACTTTTGCACCAAACATAACCGCTACCGGTAGAGGTATTACTCAATTTGAATTACTTGATGAGTCTCTTTATGCGGCAGTGACTGCGTATGATATGGTAGAAAGACGTGAGCTTAATCTACACTCATTCGGACTTAGCGCAGCATTTACAGAAAACAAACGCAATACACTCACGTTTGAAGGATCAGCATCTAATGCTGTTTTTTATCAAAACGTTTACGATTATGATATAATGGATTATAGAAAAGTTGTTGATGTTGTTGATTTTGAAGAAGGGTCGACAACCGGAATTAACACGTTGTTTACGTTAGAACAAACCCTAGCACAACAAACTTACTTTAGTTATGCAATGGGTAATTACGGGTTTGATCTGGTATCCTGGTATACATTAAAAGAATGGATAGATACCCGAGAAAAGATGTTAGCAACAAGACGAGATATTAAATTTGATCCACGAACGCAATATCTGCAAATGTATCCTCAACCAGGCGGTGATAGATTTTACGGGGTATTAGCGTGTTATTTAGAACAACCTATTAGATCGATTATTATGGAGCAGTGGATATATGAATACTCACTAGCTCTATCTATGATAACTATAGGACGCGTCCGTGGGAAGTTTGGTAATGTCGCGCTACTAGGCGGCGGAGCTTTAAATTATGATATGATAGAAAAGGGTGAAGCGAGAAAAGCGGAGCTTGAAGAAAAACTATTCAGTGGGTCTGCTCCAGGGTTTGGAGACGCTGATCCACCAATGTTCTTTGTAGGATGAGAAAGTGGAGGCAGGGTATCTTTACTCCTATTAATCAAAATAAATTTATTGGAAGTAAGGCAGTATATCGATCCGGATTAGAATTAAAATTTTTTAGATTTTGTGATAATAATCCAAATGTTAAAAAATGGGGTAGTGAAAATGTTATAGTACCGTATATTAGCCCTCTAGATAAAAGAGCACATAGATATTTTGTCGATAACTACATAGAAATATTAGAAGGTAAGTACTTAAAAAAGTATTTAGTAGAAATAAAACCTTCAAAACAAACTAAACCACCTACGACCAAGTATAGAAAGAGGCAGCATCTACTATATGAACAAAGAGCTTATGTTATAAATCAAGCGAAATGGGAAGCAGCTCGTAATTACAGCAAAAAAAATGGATGTGAATTTATTATTTTGACGGAAAAAGAGCTTATTTTTAATAAATGAATAAATAATTGTATGGCATTAAAACTTAACCTGGTTGTAGAAAAACCTGACTTAAATGATGAGTTCGAATACATTGAAGAAGAAGTAGATAGAAACTCACCGTCTAATTTATACATAAAGGGGCCTTATATGATGGCTGAGGATGTCAATCGCAATAATCGCTTATACCCTCTTGATGAATTAGTAAGGGAAGCCAAGCGTTACAGCGATGAGATGATTACGCCAGGTCGCGCTATGGGTGAATTAAATCACCCCACTACCGCGGATGTTGATCTTGAAAGAGCCTGCCACATGGTAACAGAATTAACACAAGACGGTACTGTGTTTTACGGTAAGTCTAAAGTTTTATCTACACCATGTGGTCAAATAGTTAGATCTTTAATTAATGATGGAGTAAAAGTAGGTATGTCATCTCGCGCTCTTGGTACTCTAGAAGAAGGAACTGAACATAATGTTGTTAAAAATATGAAATTAGTAGCAATAGACTGTGTTGCTGACCCTTCATACCCAAAAGCATTTGTTAACGGCATCCTAGAATCCAAGCAATGGGTAATGGTAGATGATAACAGATACGAAGAAGTCTATGAAAATTTCGAAAAATCACTGCAAAGGTTACCAAAAAAGGAAAAAGATACCTTTTTACGTGACAGAATTCTTAGCTTTATTAAGTCAATATAATAAATATTAATATGTCTAAACAAAAACAAAAAATAGCTAAGTTTATTGAGCATATTTCTACTAAAAATTATGCTATGGCCCATAAATATTTAAAGGCCGTTGTTGAAGATAAGATAACAAAAAAAATTAACCGCGCTATAGAAAAACCACTTTTTTAAACATGAAGAAATCACAAGTATTACCCAAACAAGCAGAAGAGGTCTTAACAGAAGATTCCGTCAAAGTTATTGAAACCGCGATTGAAGAAAAAATTAATTTATCTGTTGAAGCGGCCTTAACAAATCAAGACGAGCTTTACGCTGAAAAGCTTCATGAATTAGTAGGTGCAATTGATAAAGATCATACTAATAAGCTTAACCGGGTAGTTGAAGCTGTAGATCATAACAATGCTAATAAGCTTATTAAAGTAGTTAAGCGTTATGAAAAGGAATTAAACGGCAGTGCTAGTAATTTTAAAGCTACTTTAGTAGAAAGTATTTCTGACTATTTAGAATCATATGTGGAAGAGTCTATACCAACAGCTGCTATTGAAGAAGCTACTAAAAATAGAACTGCTAGGGAAGTGCTTAGTAATTTAAGAAAGGTACTTGCAGTCGACTCTACATTAATGAGCGAGTCTGTTAAAGAAGCTGTTTTAGACGGTAAGGAGCAAATTGATGCGTTGGCTACAGATCTCAAAGCTGTTAAAGATGAAAACAAAGTTATAAAAGAAGCTTATTTGAAACAAAAGGCACAGTTGATGTTAGAAACTAGAACATCTAACCTTCCAGAAAGTAAGAGAGCTTATCTCGTAAAGATTTTAAGTGATAAGACCCCTAAGTTTATTAAAGAAAATTTTGATTATACTGCTACGTTGTTTGATAAAAAGGAAAAAGAAAGACTTACAGTAATTAAAGAGGAAGCATACAAAAAACGTAAAGTTAAAACAGATGCTCCTGTACAACAGATTTCAGAGAAGAAAGAGGAGACCCCTCGTAACCCATACTTGGAGGAGCTTAAAAGGTCTCATAAATAATTTAGCCCCGAACAACGAGGTGCTTGTCACCTGAGTAACTTGGGACTAGATCCCATGAGGTAAAATGAAAGGAAACGTCTAATGAATAAACCACAATCATTTATCGATAGAGATAGAGCTGATGTCCTGCTTGAAAAGTGGGCACCTGTTCTTGAATATTCTTCTGATAGTGTTAAGCCCATCGAAGACGATCATACTCGCCTGAATACCGCCATTCTTCTTGAAAACCAAGAGAAGTGGTGTATTGAGGAAGCTAATAGCGCAGGATCCGGTGGATCCCTTGGTAGTGGTACTACTATGGGGTCTGTTTACGGTCCGAACCAAGCCGCCATGAATATCAATTCTGGTGACACATACGCTAATGGCGATGCCCGTCTTCCTAAAGTGCTTATCCCGATGATTCGTCGTACGTTCCCTGAGCTTATCACTAACGAAATCGTTGGTGTTCAACCTATGTCTGGTCCAGTTGGCCTTGCATTTGCTCTTCGTTATGCTTACCAGTCCTCACAATTGGGGTCCGGTATCGACGGAAGCAGCACTGCAACTGGAACCGGTCCTGGTGTTGTAACACTTCCTGGCGACGAAACGCCAGCAGCGTCCGTTTACAGTGGTCAAGCTGGTTTACCGGGTGATGAACTCGGTTATCAGTTGCTTGATACTACGTTCACCGGAACCTCGTCGGAGCACCTTAGTGGTGCCTCCGGGCAGTGGGCTTTCGCTGAACAAGATAAAGGTGTAGCTCAGATTCTTTCCGCTTTCGAGATTACTGGTAACATTCCTCAGGTTGAGGTTAAGTTCGAGAAAACAGCAGTTGAGGCCGGCACACGCCGTCTTGGCGCACGCTGGTCTGTCGAACTTGAGCAAGACCTTAAGAACATGAACGGTATCGATATTGATGCTGAGATCACAAACGCTATGTCGTATGAGATCCAAGCTGAGATCGACCGTGAAATGCTCATGAGAATGATCCAGTCAGCTCTTGGAGCGGGATATGGCGCCGGCTATACTATTTGGACACCTGCTTCTGCAGATGGCCGCTGGTTAGTTGAGCGTAATAGGGACTTCTATCAACGTCTTATCATTGAAGCCAATCGTATTGCCGTACGTAACAGACGTGGATCTGCAAACTTTGTTGTTGCAACTCCTCGTGTATGCGCCATCCTTGAGATGCTCCCTGAATTCCAGTGGGTACCTGTACAGGGCGACGTGAATACACAGCCTGTCGGTATTGCTAAGATTGGTTCAGTAGGTGGAAGATTCAACGTTTACCGTGATACCAGAACAGAAGTTCAGAATGGTACTGTGTACTCTGGCGCAAACGCTAGAACGTACACAAACAACAGTGCAACTGGTACTTCTATTGAATACGCTCTCCTTGGTTATAAGGGTCCGGAATTCTATGATACTGGTATCATTTATTGTCCTTACATTCCTGTCATGGTACAGAGAACTATTGGTCCTAACGACTTCGCGCCACGTGTTGGCTTGCTTACTCGTTATGGTGTTGTTGACAACATCTTTGGAGCAAATCTCTACTACCATGTCATTCTTGTTCAGGGACTTGGTACTGCGTTCTCTCCTGGCTCAACGTCGGTGTACTTCTAATGGTACATCGCTGATGAAGCAGCAGTCGAAAGACAATCACAAAACGACGGGACTTAGGTCCCGTCGTTTTTTTTATATAAACATTCAATAAAATGTCTCTAGATTAATAAATAATTACATGGCCATTAATACATTTTCGCATGCAATTTTATCTGCATCAATAGTAAGTTATCCGGAACTAGCCGAAGGGTCCGGAATTAAAGCAATTGGATCAACTGCTAGAGTTGTTTCCTTAACTGCTGGTAAAGTAACTTATGATTCAGTAGGAACCGGCGCTAATCAAGTTTCCCCCGGGACTAATCCAATACCATATCCAGGTGTTGGTGTTGTTGGTATTACGGCTGCACAAGGTGCGCTATCTGGTATTATAGGAATAGAAAAGCTTGGAGCTATTGGTACACATCCGGTCTCGCAACTACTATATAACCCACCGCCAAC